TGCACCTGCTCCGCCAAGCAAGGCATGTTGATTGTAGAAGAGAGGATTACCATCGAAGACAGTAACAGCGCTCGTAAAGCCCTGGTTGAAGACGTTCCAAGCTACCATCTCTTGAGTGAAAGCAGCGCTGCGAGAGAGAAGCGTCGGGCCTTTCTTTACTAGACCGTACTGGTCATCATCCCAAAGCTCTTTCGAGGTGCGGAGGCCAAGAGAGTAAGTAATTGGGTAAAAGCGTTTCGATCCGCCCTGCTTCATCTCGGTGTAAGCAGTGGATGCGTCTTCTGGCTTCTCTTGCAGAGCAGAGACACCAGCCATTTCAAGCTCTTGCTCATATTCCCGTGTCGAGTTTTCCTCGTGGAAGACAGCAGGAAATGTAGAGCTTTTCAGCGCAAAATCCAGAGCGTCAAAGTAAATCTTACGAAGCCCTGGCTGCATGAGCTGAGGGAATTTGGGTCTGACTTGAGGCATCTAGAATCTCCTTCGCTAACGCTCTGCTCCAAGCGACTTAGTTAGGCAGTATCACTGCCGGGAGGAAGGTGAAGAATACTCTTGCATTGAGAGTATAGCCGTCAACAGTGTCAATACCAACAATTTTGACAGCAGCATTAGCACCGACTTTGCTCTTGTCGACATACCAGTAGGGGCCAGCAGAGTCTTTGGTAAGGCCATAGGTTTTACCGACATCTGCTATTGTCGGTGTCCAATCAGATGCAACAGCGCCATTGTTGTTGTCAAACATTCCCTCAAAGATGTTGTCAGGGTTAGCTTCGACGTAGAGGGTCCGGCCCTCAGAGACTGGGGCTCCAAGGGCTATGTTCGAAGCATTGGGCTGATTTGGAACAGAGCCATAGGTCTGAGTCGAAATAGTACCTGTAACTTGGCCCCAAGGATAAACAGGTGCTCCGAAGCCCGGAGTTGCTAGGTTAAGGCCAAAGCTCTCGCTAATGCCAAGAAGAGTGGCAGCGGCAGCGTTAGCATCCCATGCCTGAGCATAACCAGAGGCATTCTGCATGACAGGAGTTCCGTTAGTAAACGTCTGTCCGGCAGCTTCGACCATTGCTTTGGTAAATGGAGTTGTGTTTGCTTTGTTTTGCACTTGGATAATTGGCAAGTGGATTGTGAGGTTAGGACCAGCCATAGCGCTTCGCGCCTCCCTTCGGTCTTAGATGTTAACATCGTAGAAGTTGAGAGAGCCTTTACCAAAGGCTTGCTCTAGATCAGAGTCTTTCTCAATCACAGTGCTTTGGATCTTATTTTTTGCAATCTGCTGTGCTCCTTTTAGCTGATTTACGGACATTTCTTGAGTTCTTCTACGCTTTCCAAAGATAATGCGTTTATGAACACGCATTGCTACTACGTCTGCGTAGATGTAAAGACCTTCACTGTTGAACTTCAGAGGGAGCTTAAAAGCACTAGAGATATGCTCCTTTCGGAGAAATTCATAGCCTTGAGCTTCAAGTTCTCCGATTCTGCGCTGGTCCCTGTTCGCCCAGACAGCTATGTATTCGTTGTCAGCGAGTTTGATGTCTAGGTAAGCAGGAACTTCGTGAGTAATTACTGGGATGTTGAGATTGCGGCGAATGTCAGTAGCTTCGAGTTCAGAGAGATTGGCCCAGTCAGGCTCAGCAGGCTTCGTAGGCTTCGCCTGAGCCTTTGCTTCGGCTGCTTTTTGAGCTGCTAAGATCTTCTTGATCTGCTCTTCAAGCTGATCGTCAGTAGCTGAAGCTAGCTTTACTCTCTCAGCAGCCTCTGGAGGCAAGGAAGGCTGAACCATGTCTTGAGCAGAGCCTCCAAGAATCTTAGCAGGAGCAGAGGCTGAAGCTTGAGCAGCTTCTTTGATCTTTTCAGCTTCATTAGACATAGCCTACTCCCTCTTCATGCAGCATTTTTGCATAGTCATCATCTTTGAAGCCCAGAAGACGAGCAGCTTTCTTACCATCATCATCAAGAGGCTTAACAGCGGATTCTTCAGAACCTTTCATGTTCCCAGTAGCTGTGCCCCTGGTGCTTTCAGCAGCGGCGAAGCGGCTCTTCAGTTTTCCATCTTCTATCTCGCGCTGATGACGACCAAGAGTAGCGTAGTAAGCGTTTTCGATGACTCCTCTGTCATTCCTATGCTGAAGAGTTTGGCCTTCTAGAAGCTTGTCTATCTCACTCTTAATCTCTCCGGAGTAGAAGGGGAATTTCTCTTGATCATCGAAAATCTCTCTACGAAGTGCATCCGCTCGCATCGTAAGCAGAGCTTGACCCTGGATGTCAGTAGTTTGTTTGATTAAGCGTTTTGTCGCCGCTACTGGGTCCGTGAGCATAAGGTTAGTGATTTCCTCTTCGCCCTGACCATTCTCTTCCTGCTGTCTACGGCTACGCTCAGCTGCCTCGTGCCTCTCACGTTCCTGATCTTCTCGTAGAAAACGAGCATTGATCGAATCGAGAGATTGTTTAAGCTCGCTATAGCGACTAGAGTTTTCCGTGTTTGCGGATATAGCAGCATTGATCTTCTCTTCTGTTTCTTTCGGGAGATTGACTTCGAGTTGCTCTGTTTCGCCATCTGCTCCCTGCTTTCTTTGCCAAGGTAGCTTCATTTCTAGATTCCTCCACTTTCAGTACTTCGCATTATTCGCTCTTTCTGTTTCTTGACCTCTTCGAGCTGATCTTCTACTTCTTTGATAGCTTCTGGGAGTCGAGCTATGACCTTCAGAGTTCTGACTATAGATGCACAAATTGCTAACTCAGTTAAGGTCTTAGTAGGCTCGTTGCTAGCAACTGAGGCTTTGATTACGAGAATGTCGTTCTGCTCCTTGATTAGGCTAGATAGGAAGGCCACCACCGGCTGGAAGCGCTCCTCCTCCCATAAAGTCTTGAGATGCTCCCGGTAAGGCACCAAATCCGCCAACTTGTTGATTTCCACCTTGCATTCCTCCTCCAACACCATTCGGCGCTCCTGGGGGCTGCGCCCCGCCTTGAGGCTGTGCTGCCATTGCTAGTAGCTGCTTTACCTGTGGCAAGTAAGCATCTACGTTGCTCTTATTAAAGTTGCGAATGAGAGCTTGCATCAAGACTCTACTGGCGATGAGAGTCTGAACAAAATAATCCTTCATAGGGGGAGGGCACTGAGGATTCATTATTGCTTCTATGACTTGAGCTTGGCGCTGGTAGTAAGCTTGGAGTTTGTCAGAGAGGAGAATATCGTTCTGGCGCTCAAGCTCTTTGTTCAGAGCTGCACTAGTAGGGCGCAGCCGAAGGCCCAGAGAACCAGAGGCTACAGCGTCTAGTGCTTTCTTCAGCATCTCAGCATTAGAGCCATAGCGACGTAAGCGATCTCCTATTCCGAAGACCGCATACATGTTGCCTATCTTCTGGCCTATCTTAACGTGAGCGGAGCGCATGTCCGAAGTGCGCAAGCTGTTTCTGTTATTCTGCTGCGTGAGAACCATGCTAGTTCCTGCGGCAGAGTAGATACCTCTCTTGGGATTTACTATCCCTCCTCCAGTTCCACCCATTGCGGGATCGATACCAGCTCGCTCCTTAGCACAGGCTTGAATGAACTCGTCGGGCGCGTTGTTATATCCAACGTCAGTTGCAGTTTTAACCCATTCAAGTTCTCCCTGCCTAGCTGGTATCGCAACGCCAGGGAATACGTCGAGGATGCTACTGAGTTTAGATTCGGGACTAACGCGCCAAGCTCCAAGCATTGCATAATTGCGGTTATTTGTTCGCCAGTTAATGTTATTGGATAGCTCTTTCTGATAAACATGGAGAAGTTCTGCAAATCCTGTTCCAAGGTAGCTCTCCTCATCATATGCGAGCTTGACATCTTCATAAGGTCGCATGTTCTTGGGGTAGTTGTTATAGACAATGAAGAAGACTTTCTCACTGCGCTTGTGATAGTTTGCAAAGAACCAGTAGTTCTTGCCATCTTTACGATAAGTAAAGATACAGCGATGAATATACCATCTAGCTGCACCATCACCTACGCCACCTGAGTCGATCTTTTTTTCTTCGGTAAACGCTTGCTCCATTTCATCTTCCTGAGTAGCGTCAGGGGCTAGAAGGAGCTTGTCTATATCTACTTGCTTGTAGTAAGGACTCTTGCCAGGGAGATTCTTAACATCCCAGAAGTCTAAAGTATCAATGTGATAGAAGAACTTCATGTTTCCTAAGTTCGGGCAATTAGGATCAAAGCCCCAGCGATTCAGAGGAACCATCTCAGGATGAGGGCCATCTCTGCTAACAAATTCACTCTCATGGCCTTCGGGAAGAGTATCTTCCTCTGAGCCTACTCCGCCACCACCGATGTAGAGGAATTCTATTTCTTTCTGATACTCCCACGGAAAATGAACAACACCCGTGCCATACTTGTTCGCACTGTGGAAAGCACCTTGTTCCACCCTGTAAAGATCAAGCTCTTGAGAGTCATAAGCCATGTCCTGTAAGAGATTTTGATAAACCTCTTTCATCTCCTCGCCTTCTTTAGTAGGAGTGTCCCCGGCTAAGTTAGCGGTCCATAGAGGGTCATACATCCAGATCCCTGCCATCTGACGAGCAAGAAGTTCGTCAGAGAAGGTTCCTATGAGCTGGACTACTAAGTTAGAGGCATTATCCCAAGGCCAGCTTATATTGTCGGATTTAGGCTTTCCTTTGTAGAGACGGACATACTCAGGAAGAGTAGAAGTTCTGAAAGTACTGAGACGACGATCTAGATGCTCTATCTTTTCCTTAATAAAGCGACAGAGGTCGTCATAGTTATCTTTCCCAAAGTCTTTCGGAGAGACACGGATTGGAGGGTTAAAAGGCACAAAACCTCCAGTTCAGATTTTATTCCAAGGCTTAAAAGCTAACAATTCTTCTGCTTTAGGCCATGCCCCGGTAAAGAGTAAGCAACGATCATCGAGAGAGACTAAAGCCGGAGGCTTTTCAGTCGGAAAAGA